TGCCTGCTGCCGGCGGCACGACATAGATCGTCGGCACCGGCGTGACGAACGTGCCGGCAGCAGGCACGGTGAATGCGGTTGCGGCGCTCTTGACCGTGCCGGCGACAGTCGCGGTGTCGCCATAGGGAATAAAGCGCAGCCGCCCGGCCGACCAGACGGCGGCGGTATTGCACAGTTTCAGCCAGCGATCGAGGATCGCGGCGGCATTCTCCTGGTTGGTCAGCGCCGGCGAGATGGCGATGCCGACGCCGGCGCAGTAGGTTTGCAGCGACGCGTCGCCGCCCGAGCCGAACAGCGTCGAGGCGTCGATCGACGCCGCCGGAAACCCGACGCCGTATTGCGGATTGACCAGAAAATCGTTGACCACGTGCGCCGGATCGGCATCGACGCGATTGATGCCGGAGCCGTAAAAGAAGCCGCGAACCTCGAAATTATGATTGTCGAGCGTCGCGCTGCTGGAGAGCGTGTAATGCTGGCCCGCGATATAGGCGGTGCCCTGATAGGCCAAGGCCTGTGTCGGATAGGTTGTGTTGAGGTAGCTCCACACCGTCTGCGGCGAGGTGCCGAGGAACAGCGGCGTGCCAAGTTGCGTCAGCGTATAGGTCGATTGATTTTTCCAAATATTGCCGATGCCGGTGATCGGCCCCTCGCACAGCGCCAGGATCACATCGGCGCTATAGCTATAGCCGCCGCTGCCGCTATTGCTGTTGAAGATGCCGCCCTTGCCGCCGCTCGAGCCGCCGGTCGGAACAGACTTAAATCCGTTGTACCAAACGATGTTGGGCGCGAGCTTGGCTTGCCCCCACACAATCGGCAGCGGCAGCGCGCCGATCGCGGTTTGGATTTGCAGGCCGGTGTAATCCGGCTTGACCGTTTTCGGCTTGCCGCCGAACAAACCGAAAAAAAAGCTCATTCATTGACCCGCCCAAAAGCTGAAAAATCGCGGCTCGCGTTTCGGATCGGACAACGTCGGATCGCGCGAGACTTCATCTTCCAGCGTGCAGCGCACCGGGTGATAGGCGTGCACGATGCGCAGCGGCTTGAGTTCGGTCACGATGCCGCCGTGCGAGTAACAGCGGCCGAAACGAAACACCATCACATCGCCGGGACCTGGCGACTGCACTTGTTTGGTCCGGTCATGGACAAAGCCGAGATAGCGTTCCTCGCTGCGGTGCAGATGCCAATCCGGCGGATACGGGCGCGGATCGAACGGCGCGCACAGGCCGGTATCGACAAACACGCGGACGATCAACATGCCGCAATCGACGCCGGCGCCTTTGACATCGGCGCAGTTGTGATAGGGCGTGCCGACCCATGATCGCGCTTCGGCAACTATCGCCGCGCGCTGATCGCTCTCGCTCGCCATATCAGATCGCCATCTGCGGCGGCGGCACATAGGGAAAACCGCGAAAGTTGGCGAGGTTATTGAACTTCGCCTTGCAGGTTGCCTGCGTGCGGTCGCAGCCGAAATACACCGTGAACGCATCGCCGACAATCGGCACGCTTTGCAGCGGATAGGACAATTGCATCGATACGCCCGGCACCGCCGACAGGATGGTTGCCGTCACGCCGGAATTTGCGCCCGACGTGAACGTGATCGAGCCTTGCTGAAAGTTTGCGCTCGATCCCGACCAATTGATCGTCGATGCGCTCGATCCCGAACCGACCGTGCCGTTGGTGCCAAAACTCGCTTTGACCATCGTGCAGCCGGCATCGTACAGCGTGTGCAGGCAGGTCGGCTGATAGAGATTGCGCGGCATGTCGATGTCGAGCAGCACGAGGTCGGAATTGACGGTGAGCTTGGCGCTGGTGCGCCCGATCTCGTCGATGGTGCCGAGCCGGCCCTTGAACAGCATCACGCCGCCGACGAGCTCGGTCGGCAGGACGGTGCTGTAGCGTGTCTGCGGCGGCGCCGCGACCGCCACTGGACCATAATCAAGGAACGTCGAGACCGCGTCGGCGACAGAACCATAATCAAGGAACGTCGAGACCGCGTCCGTCACAGATCCATAATCAAGAAAGGTCGAGGCCGCGACGGCGATCCAGCCATAGTAAATACTTGTAACGACCCGCAGCCCGGCGCTCAGCGCGTTAAAAAACACGCGATAGCGCACGATCTCGCAGCCGTCGAACGCGCCATTGCGCAGCGCCTGCAGGAACGATGCGCCGCCGGTGATGGTGTCGGTCGAAAGCGCCGCGATGCTGATTTGTTGCTGGTCAACGCTGAGCCCGACGGAAGATTTGTATTTCAGGCCATCGACGCGAACCGAATTGGCGAGATATTGCACACCATTGTAGGTGAACGTCACGTCGATATTGGTGTAGGCGAGCACATTGCCGTTGGCGAGCGTGAACAAGAACGCATCCGCCATGATCATCGGCGCGTCGGGACTGGCGCGCGCCGCATTGAGATAGGCGAGCAGTCCAGAGGATGCGGGCTTCATCAGCCGCCCAACCAGCTCTTGACCGAGCGGAATTTCATGCTGCCGAGCCTGTAGAGCGTTGACATGAATTCCTCGAAGTCCATCTGATCTTCGAGAAACCGGCAGTTGTAGGCGTAGGTGAAATCCGCCGACACCGCGACGCCAAAAGCGGGTGCGGAATTCAGGTTCAACGTGTTCGGCCCAGTGAAGGTATAGGCGGCCGTCGGCGCGCCGTTGAGATAGACGTTATTGACCGCCGTCACCCAGCCGACCGGCTCGGCAAAACCGCCGAGCGTGCGCGCGAACAGAAACGCCGTTGTGGCACCGTCGGCGTTGCCGAGCGCCTGGCCGGTGATGGTGTTGTCGTCGGGGTCGCTATAGAGAAAGGTGTTGGCCTGGCCCTGCATCTGGTTGAAAAAGCCCATGAGGCTTTGCAGGCTTTGCGAGCCGAGTTGCGGCGCGAAGCCGCCGGATGCCGCCGAGGTTAGTCCGCTATAGACCGCCTCGAATTCGTACAGCGGATAAATCCGCAACGGCACGCGCACCTCGCGGCCTGATACGTGACTGGCAATGCGGGTGTCGAATTGCGGTTTTTTATGCCGTGACCAGGACAGGCCGGGCACGGTCGGCAATGATGGCGGCGTGGTCATTCATGGCCTCGACCGTGCTCAGCGCAAGTTGAGATGCGCGCCGTTTTTAACCGCGCGATTGAACGCTTTGACGACGTGATGGTCGTTGTCCTGAAAGAACCGCTCGATGCTGCGGGAGTCCATCGCCGAGATGTTCAAGCTCGTTTGCTGGTGAACGGTGGTGCCCATGCCGGCACCCGTGAAAGCGCCACTGGCAACGGCAGCTGGCAACACCTTCTCATTCTCGTGGAGGATTGCGAGGCCGCCTTTGAGCACCCGATCCGTACCGACATCGAACTTGCCGATGCTGGTTGCAGTGGCGATCACCGCGGCGCCGGCCGCGGCGCCGACTGCGGGCGCTGCAGGGCCGACCGCGGGCGCGACCTCGGCCGACACCTCAGCCGCCGTCTGGCCGCCTGAGGCAAAGATCGAGCGCAGCGCGTTGGCGATCCCACTCAATATGCCGGCACTTGATGACGTGGCCTCAGCGCCGGTGCGCACCGCCGCTCCGGTTGTCGTCGCCGTGGTCTTCGCCGCTTCGTTGGCGATCCACTGCACGGCCATTTTCTCGCCCCACTCGATCGCCTTGATCGTGAGGTCTTCGAGCGTCTTGAGCATCGCCTTTTGCCAGGTAGTCGTGCCCTCCAGCAGCCCGCGGATGTTGCCGTTGAAGCTGCTGGTCAGCGTGGAAAAGAACGTGTTCCACTGCTTGCTCGCGGCGTCCAGCGCCTGTTCGTCGAGCTTGACCATTTCGGTGTCGTGGGTCTGCTGGAGCTTCGCGATCTGCGACAGCACGTCGGCGTGCATCTTGACGTCGGCGCGCGCGATCACCTCTTTCTGCTGTAGGAGCGCCATCTCCGCGTTGAAGGCGTCATTGGTATATTGCTCGACAGCCGCGAACTTCTGATTTTGCGTGATCTCATTGCGCTTTTCTTCGCCGTCGAGCACGGTGACCAGGCGCTTCAGCTTTTCCTCCTCGGCCCGCACCTGGTCGTCGATGCTCTTGAGCCTGGCGCCGAGGTCGGCGCTGTTGAGCATCTGTAGGCGCGCGCTCTTTGTTTGTGCGATGTGCACCTCGTCGTCGGCGCCGGTGCCCAATGTCGTCTTGATCTTCGCCATCATCGTCCGCATGACGGATTCCATGTTCGCGGACGTGATCTTTGCTCGATCGACCAGGCTATCTCCCAACTCCGACCATGCGGCTTTTGCATCGGACAGGTTCAGCGTGAACACATCCTTGATGATGCGGCCCAGCGACATGAACGATTGGCCGACGACGAAGACGAAGTCTTTGATGACCTCCCACAGCGTCTCCACCGCAGCAACTGATACTGCAAACGCGATCGCGAGACCTTGCGCCGTCGCCTCCAAGGCCAAGAGCACCGGACGAAGCGCGCCGCCTTCCTTCGACGCGTTGTTAAGGCCCTGCACAAGATCGGTGATGACCTTGATGACGCCGTCGATCGCGGGCTTGAACGTGGACATGAGCGTGATGCCGATGCCCTGGAACGATTTCCCTAGCTCGATTAGCCGCAGATGCGTGGCCTCGAAGCCCTTCACCGTATCTTTCGACATGGCGCTGCCGGCGCGCTCCGCCTTCGCCTGGAATTCTTGGAAAGCCGCGGCACCGCCGTTGAGCACCGGGAGTAGCGCGGCACCCCCACGCCCCAGGATCGCCATGGCGATCGCATCTTTGTCGATGCCGTCCTTCAGCACCGAGAACTTGTCGGCCAGCATCTCAATCTGCTGTTCGGGCTTCAGCGCCCGGAACTTGGCCGCCGATATGCCGAGTGCCTGCAACCCGGCGACCGCCTGCTTTGAGCCGGCGTCGGCGCGCGCCAGCGACAGCCCCAAGCGCTCCATAGAGCTCGTCAACTCCTGGAGCGAGCCACCTCCCGCTTCGGCGGCGATATTAAGCCCGGCGACCTGGCCGGTGGAGACGCCGAGCAGCACGGACGCACGTTGCGTCTGCACGGCAATGTTGGTCATCGCCTCGACGAAGTGGTCGATCTCATGCACTGCGAACGCGGCGATGAACGCCTCTCCAAGCTCGCCGAGATTGTCGCGGATGCCGCGGATCGGGTTCGAGAGACCCTGAAGCGCAAAGCGCACTTGCGAGAGGCTGTCGATCAGCTGTCCGGCTTCCGCTCCAAATTGGACTTGGACGTCATCGGCCATCGGTCAGCCTATTGCGGCATTTTGTAATAGCCGTGCGGCGCCATCATCAAGAGTGCAGCGCCGGGGTGGACGTCTTCGGTCTTCTTCTCTGGAAACTTGTATCCGTGCGCACAGGCCACGAACGCGATCATCTCGTAGTTGGCGGGCACGACCTCAAGACTGGCGTTGATTGCCTCCAGGCGTGACCACGTGACCGTGTTCTCGACGTAGTCCCAGGTCCAGTTCATCGCCCGACAAATGCGGACGATGAGCTGGTCCCAATCTATGCCGGTGTCGCTTCTTGATCCGGCGCCGGTGGCGCCGGCATCGGTTCCCCCGCGGCGCCGTTCCCAGGCGAGGCCTCCTTC